CTGCTCTGCGTTGCAGACATGCCCATTCGTAGCCCAACGGTCTCACCCGCATAATCCAGTACAGATCTGCCCCAGATCCCATTTGTCGAATTGATCATCAGGTGCATCACTTCGACATCTGGAATGAATCGCTTGTCACCATTTGGAAAACGTACCTCGTACCAGAGGTTGCCGCTCGGATCAAATTTAGGCGTGGTCACATTGGTTGGCAGGATGAACAATTCGCGCGCCGCCGGTGGAGGCGGCTGCCAGATCAACGCATTTCCCCAGGAGAGCAGCCACACGATTGCGGTTTTCTTGAAGATGAATGGATTCATCCACCGGTTGGGCTTCAGCTCGACCAAATACGAAATGTTGCGTATGTTTGGATCAGGTTCGACCTGTTGCGTCAGGCGTAATCCATTCGGGAGTCTCACGCGCTGGAATTGCTGCAGCGGCATATTGGCAATGTCATCGCCGATACCATTCAAACAACGGAAATACGTTGCGACGCGCTTTGCCAGCTCCGGACTGATCGGCTGCCTGGAGCGGCTTTGGCGGCGCCCAACATAGATGCTGCCACCCTGATCGGGAACGGATTCGGTCGTGGCAGGCGGCTCAGCCTTGGGAGAAGTCAATGCGGCGGTGACGATCATCGATTAGCCTTTGCCTTACCAATCAGGTAGCTGAAGAACAAACAAAAAATGCCGGCAGAAAAAAAAGCGGCAGCCGGATGAAGAAGATAAGCGCCAGTGGTAATCAAGATTGCACCCAACCAATAAAAAATATCATCGAGATAGTTTCTCAAAAACTTCATGGTTTGAAAATTCTGTCAGCCAGCCAATATGAGCCAGAGGAAATTCAACACAGTCCAATCAAACATTCATACTCCTCTCGACGAGCGCACGGATCGCATCAGCCAGGCGGTTGATCGCAGCTGCTACCGAGGCATCGTCACTGGTCCCAAGATCGATCACATCCACATATTCGAGGTCTGCATCTTTGACCCGGCACCAGACTGTTTTGTAGGGCGGCCTGAGAATGATCGGGGGATTGGGTACCAACCAGGCATATGGGATCCCATTGACTAAGACGGTACGATAAGCTTCCAGGACTGTGCCAGCCGGAACGGCCGGGCTGATCTCCCTGGCGCCCTTACTGCGAGGGATCGGCTTATCCAGAATCACGAGTCCCGCTTCGACTTTGACGATCAAAAGATATTTCGCTTCCACGTGCCTCCTAAAACGCAAACGCCCGATGACCTAAATAGATCATCGGGCGCGTCCTCCGACTGAGTGTGTCCCGGACTGCACCAGGACCGCAACGAGTTATTTGATTGGGCGCATTATAACCTCGATTGAAGGGGTCATCTTGGCCATCTCATAATTGCAAGGCAATACTTACACGTGGTTTTCACTCCCTGGACCGAAAATTCTTTCTTGGTGTTGCTCTTATAACCACAAAGAGCCACATACACATCTGGCAGGCCAGGGACAACATCAAGACGAATATGCAGATGAATGGTTACCGTGTCTTGTGTGCTCAGCTGGCCACCGATGGGAACAAGATTATGCGTTCATCCTCTCATTACACAAATGATGCAATCAAATTGGTCTGTTTTTGCACACGCGGCATGTCCACATGCAAGATATTCAATCTTTCCTTTTGGCTTTTCGGCTATGGTTTCTGTTCCGTCTGGATGCATGTAGGTAATAAAGCCACAAGAGCATTTATACACATGGGGTCTGTCAAACGTCAGGTAATGTTTATCTGTTTCACTCATCGCTTACCTTCTTGTGCACCAGGTGCAGCTCCTGCAGAGACAAGATTATCGCCGATCAATCTTGTCCTTCTTCCGGAACGTTCTCGAAAACAAGACAATCTTGTCCTCGCCGGCGAGCTCCTGCAGAGACAAGACAACACTGGCACCGCACGCCAGTGCAGGTGTCTTGTATGGCGCCAGGTCCGCTCGAGCGAACAAGATTTTCTTGTGCACCTGGTGATCAACGATCGCAGACAAGAAATCTTGTTCAGCCAGGTTCGAGCGATCGCACACAAGAAATTAAGATTCTTTCCCAGTAGCGCGCATGGCAATTCCTGTGCCAGCATCGCCATAGCGAGCATGAGCCATATTAGCCACGTTGAGAAACATCGCCAGGGAAGTTTCGGCAACCAGGACCGTTCCATCTTCCAAGTCAAAACGCAATGAGACGCTTGGCTTTCCGCTTGCCATTCCACCCTCAAGAATGGCGATATTGAGTGCGCCGTTGTACACAATGATCTTCTTCTCTAAGAGATCAGGCCAGGCATTATCTCCACTCTCTGCCAATTTGATATTTGAAACAGGCATAGTTTTCTCCTTTCCTACAATCCAAATTCATCGGAATTCACATACTCCTGGTATTGGGTCATCTCGCGCAACGGCTGGATCCGGAATAATCCGTCGATGCCGGCAGCCAGCAGGTCCACGCGCTTGGTGTCTCCTGCATTTTTCTTCGAGATCATAATATTTTCCTTCGTGTCAATGATCTCCTGGGCATTACCCACGCACCAGGTCAGCAGAGGCGATCCATCATGCACAAGTTTTCCACTGGCAACCGCCTCCCGAAACAATTTTGTTGGCTCATTGAGATTCGGCATCGTCTGTCGCACTTCGATGGTGGTATAGCCCAGGTCATCCAGCTCGTTTTTCAAATGCGTCGCGTTGTATGGATCATAGCAGAATTCATGCACCTGCCAGCCATTCAACGCGGCGTAATGATACTTCAGCAGCCTGATCATTGTCCGTTTTTTTTCTTTTTCATCCTCGGAAGTCAATTCTTCGGCGAGCAATTTCCCGTTGACGGCTTCGATTTGATCGATCAAGGTTTGATAATCCGTCACATCCCCATTTGTGATCGTAAGCCATCCGGCCTTCGCCCAATCCCGATATGGAATCTTGTCGGTCTTGCGGTGCTTTTCTACAGCGCCTTCAGGCATGAATCCATGAGCTGTGATCCCGATCCGGTCATCTGGAAGAGCAAAGACATACGCGAGAGCGGTAAGATCGATCTTTTTGGACAGATCGCCGCCCACGATGCACAAGAGTCCGCGCGTCATTTCCAGGAACGCTTCGCGCGAGACCGCACATTTGTCCCACTGGCTTTGCTGGCTGCCCTCCCCCACCATGTAATCGCCCATATAACTGTGTTCGTTGCCATGCTGCCATTTATTTAAGTTTTTGATCCGGAAAGCGCGGATCTTCTCCGGGATCTTCGAGCCGAAGGCCGTATCATGCTGCTGCCTCAGTTTTTCCAATCCTTTCGGCGTGCTTGCCCTCAACGGATTGGACTTAATCCAATTGCGAGGATCGTGCTCATCGTCTTTCTCATCCATTTCGCGGATCATCACAAAATAGCGCTCGTTCTTTGTCGCATCGGATTTGTCACTGACCGATCCCTCGAGGATCAGCTTGCAGTATTCGTACTCCTGATGACACGGACTCTCCACATCATCGCCCGCAGTGGTAATTGTATAAATCAATGGCTGCGCCCTCTGTCCCTGGGCAGTGCTCATTAAATCAAACAACTTCGATGTTGGATGAGCATGATATTCATCGATGAACGCACATGAGGGGTTGAATGAATCTTTGTTCTTGATCTCTCCGGAGAAGGCTTTCATTTCCCCGCCGCGCGAGCGGTGCCTCATCTCAAATTTTCCGATGTACAGACGTTTGCGGAGATCTCTGCTTTTATCTGCCATTGATCCCCCATAGTTATAGAGCACTCGCGCCTGTTGGCGGTCCACTGCAGTGCAATACACCGCGGGCGCTGCCTCCATGTCTCCCACCATCATGTATAAACCGATGCCGGCGCCGCGCGTTGTCTTGGCATTCTTGCGTGCTTCCGTCACGAATGCCATATTGAATCTACGCAGGCCTGTTTCACGTCCATTCGAGCGCGTGACCTTATCCAACTTGGAGACCCATCCAAAGATGCAGCTGATTTCAAACACGTGGGCCGGAATCAGTTCAATCGGCTGCCCGGCGAGCGCACCCTCCACATGGACCAACTGCTTAAACCATTCTATCGAAACAAATGATGATTGCTCTTCATCGAAAATCCACTGCCACTCCGGATCGCGCGGTGGGACAGGCCGGCCCGTTGCCTTCTCAATCCGCTTTGCAACCAATGCCGGCAGCTGCCCAGCGCGCGCTAAGTCGTAAAGATGACGCAAACAAGCCAGTCTTTCCCATCTGCCTGTGACGATGGTCTGCTCCACCGCATTGACTGCATAGTGAGTGGCCGGATGCATCATCAGTCAAACTTCTCCCCAAATTCGTCTTTTGGTGGTTCATCCGCGCGCTTCTTGATCAAACGCGTGCGCGCATCCGGAGTGAAACCTAATCGCTCCGAATATTCCAGGATCCGCCGCATATAGGTTTGCAGAATCCGATGATCATCCTTCGCCAGGCGAGTCTTATTAGAGAGTTTCTTGTAATTCGCTACCCCCTCACAGAACAAGGCGAGGATCTCGCTATCCAACGCATCGAGCAAATCCTTTCCACCACTCAGCCCGGCGATCTCAGTGATTTTCTTGTCCCAGATCTCGCGCGCTGACCTGCTCAGCCAGATCGGAGGGGCAATGCTCGCGCTATCTTTGCGTTCGAAGGCCTGTGCGCTCTCCTCGCGCGCTGAAGTCTCTTTCTTTGTCCAGTGTTTTCCACCATTTTTCTTCCCCACCTCCATGGTTTTCGCAGCAACGGTCCTGGCAGGCATCTCAGCTCATGACCTCATCTCAACCCCAAAAACCATGAAAAGCGGATTGGGGACTCTTTCACGCGTTGGCAGCCACCGCCGTTCTAAACCCTCCATGCGAAACTTTTTTTGACGGGGGGCATCAACGAAAAACTTCATCAGCTGTTTTTCTTGAATGGTCAGGCTTGCAGCGTGACGCAAGATTATTTGGATCAAAGAATAGGGCGGGCTCCCCACGATGTGGAATGATGTGATCCACTTCAGTTGCGAGGGTGTGCACGTTACGGTCCAGGCAATCCACGCACCATGGTTCCTTGGCAAGCTGGGCTGCACGCATCGTCTTCCATTGTGGACTGTTGTACAGCTTCTTGATTGCAGGATCACGGAAGACACGCTTGGTTGAATGCGCGACACATCTCCCGCCATGGACCAGCACATTGCACCCAGGATAAGTGCACTTGCGTAGGGAGGCGTATGGCACTGCTCAGCGCAGACTCCGATAACCAGGTGTGTTTCGCCGGTTGAGGATAAACGCTGTACCAACACCGGCCAAGGCCAGCACGATCAAATGGATGATGGTGGAAAGGATATTGTCAGGGATGAACACCAGCAGCTTCAGCAGGAATTCAAATATCGTGACAACGATCGCTGCAAGGACCGCAGCCAGCTCAGCAGTGAAGCCTCGCAGATCTATCCCCCATCGAGCAAGCAAATACGCGAAGAGTGCAGTGAGCAGTGACGTGATCAAGCCAAGGATCAAGATCTTGGCATCATCCGGAAGAGCGACGAAAGAAGCAATCATATTATTCTCCTTGTTTATAACGACAACACCCGACGCCATCACAGCGCCGGGTGCATCAACCGACAGACCGTCTCAACCTAAAGCCGAGACTGCAACATGTATTCAATTATGGATTTGCATTATAGCTGATAACGTTGTGCCAGCTGCAATGCGGCCGCTCTTGCAATCTTCCACTGCTTCAGGTAATAGGCACAACCCAGATAAGTGCATTTGATCCTGCGCGCATCACCGATGATCTCGGCACGGATATGGACATTCTCCGGAGGGATGACACTCGAATCAACAGAGCGTTCATACACAGCCAATGCAGTAAATCTTTGACCTTCATCAAGCACATAATGCAGTTCCCCAATGATATGGCTATTCGGATGATCGCGGAGTTGCTCAGCGCTCACGCATTCACCGGTGCACAGAAAAAACTTTCGAATCGACTTCGATGCGCTCATAGGGCTATCGTTCAAACGCACCGGTTAGAAGTGGGATGATCCAGGAGCGTATGATCTCCAGGACGATCAGGAGTAAAAGCGCCTGGAGAATACCGGCGAATGGCGGTTTGGTCATGAAGTCCCATCTGCCCGGTGGCATGGTATTGGCTTTGACCACTTTTATGCCGCGCTGAGATTCGTTGACTCCCTTCTCTGCCTTCTCTTTGGTGATAAGTGCCTGGTCCCGCTCAGCTTCCGTGCGCTCCAGCCGGTTCAACAAGAAGTCATCCATCATCTCCAGCATAAAGCGATCATGCTGGTTTGTAATGCCGGCCTTCTGCCTGGCTAGGGTTTCCCGTTTCTCCCGGATCTGTTCAATGGATGCATCCATGCGTTCAATGGTACTGTGTGCCATGTCGCGCTCGGCTTCGCTGCTGTGCAGTTGGGAAAGCATAAACTGCTCTGCCAGTGCGGTGATCTTGGTGTCCGTTTCAGTCAGGCGCTTTTCGAAAACAACCAGCCTTGCACTGATGTTTCGCTCCATGCTCCAGGCTGATGGTTCGGATGGTTCTGTCGGTCTTGCCTGGGTCGGTCGGTCCTGAGATCTACGCTCGCGCTCGCGGGTTGGCTTGGTGGGCATATCAAAAGCTTCCCATCATTTTCAGGAAAACATCCACAACCTTTGGATCATACAGTTCGCCAGATTTTGCCCTGATGTAATCCAATGTGAATTTTTTGGATAATGCAATCCGATATGGCCGGTCACTCGTCATTGCGTCGAATACGTCCACAACAGTGAACAGCCGGGCGCACTGCGGGATCTCATATTTCTTCAAGCCTCTCGGATATCCGCTCCCATCCCATAACTCATGGTGACAGTAGGGAATCTCCAGTGCGCACCCCTCCAGAAACTTGATCGGAAAGAGGATGTCATAAGCAATCTGTGGATGCCGTTGCATCAATTCGATCTCTTCAGCGTCCAGTTTGCCCGGTTTATGCAGGATAACATCCGAGATCGCCATCTTACCTACATCATGCAAGAGCGCACCGCGTCGGAATTCGATTAACTCGCGATCTCTGAAATTCATCGCCCTTGCCAGCTTCTCTGCCAGTCCTACCACACGGAGAGAATGTCCAACGATTTCCTTATCCCGGAATTCCAATGCCCTTGACCAGCTCTGCAGCGTTTGATCATAAACTTGCAGGATTTCCTTGTTCGCTTTTTCGAGTTCACGGATCAGTTTTTTTTGAGTTGTGATGTTTTGAAACACAGCGACAAAGGTCCCTTGCTCGAACGAATACGCTGAAATGTCAAACCACATTTCGAGCCCAGGGAGATACTGCTCGAAACGCTCATGCCGCTGCGTCCTTGCCACACGCGCATAAGTCTCCAATAGGCGCGGACTGCTTTTATGGATCCCGGGAATCACTTCAGAAACTTGCCTATTCACCACATCGTTGAGTCCCGTTTGCAATTCGAATGCCGGGTTGACGGAAATATATTTCCAATCCACCGCCTTTTCCCCATCGTAAACAATCTGGCAATAAGCCAGACCGTCGATCATATTTTCGAACAGAACTTTGTGAAGATGTCCGTTGGGTTTATCGAATGGCATTGTTTTTTCATCTCGATCGATCAGGCTGATCCGTTTCGTTTACGTAACAGACCTGCTCCCATTAAAAAGCGGACAGACCTCACAATGCGAGCAGGTCTGTCCGTTTGCATCCTAACACATTATCAAGACAAGGCAATAGGCGATTTGGTTACAGTTTCCCCTTACTACAGCAGCCGGTCTGCAGGTTGCGCCGCGCTCTTTGCCTGTTCTACCCGGGCAACTTGTTTTTCAAGCAAAGCCAGCTTCGTATCAAACATCGATTCAAGACTTTGTGCTCTGCGCTGAAAGCGCTGCGAAAATTTCGCTTCCTTCTGCGCATCTCTCAGTGACCTGGCGAGCTTGATAAATTCAGCATCGACGGTAATGGATATATTATTGCTCATGGTTGATCTCCTTTGTCTTCAGTTCTTATCTTTACTGCCATGTTAAGTTTGTTTTCCGCTACATCTTTGTCTCTAAGCAACCTGCGCGCCTTCAGGTATGCACGATAAGAGACCGGCTCAAATCCCAGCTCACCCATCCGCCATTCAAAGGCATCTGAATTCAGTCTCGCGATGGCATTGTCTTCCTTGCGCACGTAATAGAGCCATTCCTTGATATCAATCGCATGTTCTTCGCGCGCCGAAATCTCCTTGCGTGCCTTCAAGTATTCGCGATAAGAACACGCTTGAAACCCCATCTCAGGCATCGCCAACTGCAACGCGGCCCCAGACACTCGCATGATGGCGTTGCCTTCGTTGTGCACATAGTAAAACCACTTCTGTTCTGGCATCTTCAACTCCTTATCTCAGCCCTGCTAACAGTGATCGCTCCAATGGAGTCAGTTCCCATTCTGCCTCGACGACGAACAACCAGCCGGTGATGTGTCTCAGCAAAAAAGGATCCGCGGGATATTGAGTCCAGTTCTCCACTTCAAACAAGACGTGATAGTTCGCTAGCTTCAACGGACCCTTGGGTCGCACGCTAGGAGGCATGAAAGGCACAGGCGCATGCACTTCCTTCTCGTTCGCCAAATGCCAATCCCAGGAATCGCCAGGGATCTCAATATAGTTCTCTTTTGAGTGCTTTCGATAGTCATACCGGAGAGCAGAGAACCATCGATGAGATCGTAGAAAATTACATTCGGTCCAATCTCCTCGCGCCAGCGCCAGGCGTGGATAACCATCCTTCAGACCGGTTGACTTCCAAGCAGCAGCTACATCGATGATCGGCTTGCCCTTCGAAGCGGCTTTATACATCCGCCGCATTTCCACATCTTCAGCGCGTCTTTGCGTTTTCAGGATCGTCTTGTATTCTGCGATCTTTTCCTCTGCCACTTCTGGAGGAACAACAATGGTCGATACACCGTTCATATCAATCTCCTTTCGTTTCAGATTGCATAAAATCGATTTGCTTCAGCTCCTCCGCCTTCGCGCGTTTGAGCTTCTGCCATTCCTTGCGCGCGCTCTCACAAGCATCGCGACGATGATGGACCATCGTGAACAATTCACCATCACTGTCACGAAAAAAATAATGATGCTCTCCATAACCAGTTTCAGGATTACGCGTCTCAAAAACCGCGCTGTGACCGTTTCTCAACTTTGCCGGATCGAATGCTTTAAGTGCTTTTCTTGTCATGGTTATTCCTCCAGTTCTTGAATGAACGTGTTGTTTTCCTGTGCAGCTCCCGGATCTTTTTCATGACCTGCTTCTGTCCGATCCACTCTTCGGGCTTCTGCTCACGATGGTTGATCGGCTTCGCTGGAAGAAAGAGTTTCACGCGGATCTCCGCTTTGCCCGGCTCGATCCCTCTCCACAATAATTGAGACACATAAAAATGATTGACATCGATTTCCTTTGCAAGCTTCCGATCACTGCGTCCCAATTTAAGCCAGGCTAATACTAATCTTCTCGGTGCGTTGGAATGTATTTTTTTTTTCGAGTTTTGCAGTTTCAACGTAGAGCTTCCTGTGGGCAAATAAGGCTATTTTCGGATTCTAGGTAGTGCTGACAAAATTCGCGTGGCGCTTCGCTCCTGGGGGTGGTAAAACGGCTTACCAGTCGGTAATTTTTCATGCCCCAGAATTTTCCCTTGAGTCGGTCCTGGAGTTGGACTTCTCCCACGCAGCATCCCATCCGGCATACCATGCATTGCGAGAAGATTCGGGCCCTTTTGTGCCATAAGGATTTGCACCTCGCCGGGTAGCAGCTTCGAAGGCTGTCCATCCTTCTGCATAAGCAGGATTATGCTTGTATTGCGATTCTGGTTTGGGCGCCAGCTCAACAATCACCTGCCTTGCACACGGATCCATGTGCAGGCGCATCTCAGTGTTGTTATCGCGAAACAGGCGAAGCAGGACTTCACCCTCCTCGATCATGTTTCCGCATAGAGAACAAATGCAATCCGGATTACCAGTATCAGGTGAATCTCTGAACCAGGTGAGCAAATGGATTATTTCGGGTTTGAAGTGAAATGTTGGCATGACTCATCCCTGTTAGAGAGGCTCGCCCGATTCACGTAGCAGTTTATGGGGAGTGTCTGCGTTTCCATTCTCCGCAACAATCACCTTACCTTTTTTGGAATGCGTCAATTCAGTGCCAATCGGCAAGCGTTTCTCACTGAGCATCTCGCTCAATTCAAGACTTGTCAGCTTCGTCCCAATCGATTCAACTGGAGCGTTCCCTCCAGTGATCGTCCATATTCTGAACAGGCGTTTTTTTATGTTCCGCTGGATTTTCTTTCTCTTCGGGGTTTGGTCTGACACACGCTTGCCGAATAGAGCAGAGAGCGCTGCAAGCACAACCGGATTGTCGCATGTCACCACGAAATCATGTTCGATATAAATCTCCGCATCAACAGCAGACTTGATCGATGAGATCAGATCGTGCAGAGCATCCTCTAGGATGACATCTTCTGAGATGATAATTTTGTTTTCCATCACAAATTCCTTTCTTGTTTGAGATCTTGATCAGCTGCAGGAACAAGAAATCTTGTATGGCGCGAGGTCCGCTCGAGCGAACAAGATGATCTTGTTCACGATCGCTGGCCACCAGGTGCACAAGATCATTCCTTCCCTTGCCCATTGAATTGTTCCAGCCCCAACGACTTCAGAACCTCCGAAGCGGTATATTCCCCTGCTTCCAGATTCTGCACGGTCAGCAGCTCACGCTCCGCCTTACGAAGTGCTTCCTGAGCATCATCGCGGCGCTTGATGATCTTCGCCTTGAGCGCCTTAAGTTTCGGCCCACTGGCTTTGAGTAATTCAATATGCTTTATCAGATGGCCTGGCAAATTGACGCCCACATATTTCAGCGCATGAGCGTCAGAGGACGCGTACCAGTAGGGCCCATGCCCCTGTCCAGGATTGTTGCATTTGCACCCTGGCTTGCTGCATTTGTTCAGTCTTCGGCGATATTGCACGCCATTCACTTTTAGTTGATCTTTTGTGTCCATGGTTGATCCTTTTCCAATATTGTAATTTTTGATGCGATCAAATCGCATTTGTTTGTTTCGCGCCGGCGACGGCAGATCACGTAACCAAGTCGCAATACTTTCAGATCGTTCTCTGTCGAATACTCTGAGAGCGATGCTT